ACTGCCCGACGCTTTGCCTCTCACAGCCAAATTTGTTGCAGGGTTTTAAGTTTTTCAGTTATGCAAAGGGGAGTGCGCTCCCCCTTGCGACCCCCTTAGGGGTTTTTGAGACGGGGACGCGCCGCGTAGCGCCAGTACGAGGACGACGCCGTGCCGTTCCAGTTACCGGAGAACGCACCATCGCCCGAGCCGCTGTTCGCGCCACCGCCGCGAAGGAGCACGGTATTGTAGGTGTAAACTCCGTTGTAGAAGTAGTCGCCCGTGGGGTTGTTACTGTCTCCGCCGATTTCCGTACAGAATACGGGAATGGAGAGTAAGCCCGAACGGGACAGCATACCGAGTTTCTTCGTGTAGCCACCAGAGCCGGGCAAAACCAGCCCCGTATCGTAGTGGACGCTGGTGTTCAGCGCGTCGTAGTTGTCTGCCTCCTCGTCGCTGTTGGCAATCCAGATATGCTGGTCGTCGTGGTTTTCATACGCGCCGAGTGTGTAGAGCCACATATTTCCGAACAGCACGAGTCCTCTGTAATAGGAGTTGCACTTGCCGTTCGTGCCAATGTAGCCCGACTTGCTTCCGATCTCCTCGTCTGCTACGTTGATGATGCCGTGTACCGACCAATAGTTGGCTGCGGTTACGGTTACGGCTTCGTTCAGCGTTACATCGAGATACTGCGCGTCTCCGATGTTCGGCTGTACCGATACGACGTGATAAGAGCCGACCTGCACGCCTCCGTCCGAGGTGCCGATGTCGAAGATCGCGCCGGGAATGCAGTACGCCGAGGCCGCAGACGCAAGGACCTTGACGACGTTGCTGTTCGTCGCGTCCTCTGCAATAAGGTCGGAGGACTGACGGTACATCGACATTACGCCGTTTCCGATGGCTTTCTGGGTGTTCATCGTCGCAAACTCGACAATGCACAAAAGCACGTCCGCGTCGATGGAGAAAATGCTGTCAATCGTCGCGCCGTAGTTCTTTGCGTAGGTGTGCAAGGTACTCATAGCGATACGCTTTGCAGGCATACCAACGGACGGCACAAGGCAAGTTTTCTCCGCCTCTCCGACCGTGAGCGTAACGGCTCTGCCGTGCCAGCGTCCGACGATTGCCTCCGGGTAGTGTACGTAAGAGCCGATTGCCATTTCCGAAACATCGAAATAGCGGTAGGTGCTGTCCTCCCAACTCTTTCCGTAAAATTCGGGGCGGTATCTCCATACGCCGTTTTCGTCCTCGTAGGAGAAGTCCACATCGCCCTCCCACGCTTTGACGCACTTTGTAATGCTGTCTCCTGCGGCGAGGTTTGCGTAGAGGTTGAGGTCGATGTTACACAGGCGAATGCCCGACCACGGGTAGATGCTGTCGAACGGGTTGGAGTAGTTCGCGTTCACCGAGCCGAAGTGTCCGAAATTCGTCGTGGTAGTGGGAAAAGCTGCCGCGTCATACAGACGCACCATCTGCGCCTGCGTCTTGTTCCTGCGCGCGCCGTAGTGACGCACGTTCGGGAGGTCTGTGATTGCCTTTGCGACATACTCTTTGAGGCTCACAACGCTCTCTCCGCTGTCTACGAGGTTGCCGTTTTCGTCAAGTGCGGCGAGGTGTCCTGCGGTCGCTCCTGCGACTTTATCAGCCTTTGCCGCCATCTCTGTCGGCGTTGAGCCGGAATAGGGCAGCTTCGACCACGGGTCGAGACCGTTTCCGGCTTTGATTTTGTGTTCTCCCTTGACGGTCTTTTCGATGCCGATTTCGCCCTGATTAAGCACGATGTCATTCGCCTCCCATTCGGCGGTCGTGCCATAGACATTCTTTACAATATCCATAGGTGTTTTCCTTTCTGTTGTGTTTTAGTGTGTGCTGGGTGTTCCGCAGTCAATGACGACGCGGTGCGGAGAGTCAATCCACTCTCCGCTTGATGCAAGGATCCTGCGATTGCTCCTGCCGCTGTCAGGCGCGATTACGGTTGCAGTCGAGCCGGTAGCCACGACCCCCCCCCCCGCACTTCTCCTCTGGGTGGGAAGTGCGGCGACATCTGCCTCCGTGTCGCAGAGAAAGTCCACGATGCTGTCGTCGCAGTCTCTCGCTTTGCGGCTGTTCTGTACGCTGATTGCCATTGCGTTACTCCTCCTCTCTTATGAAGTCTTCGAGATGGGCAAGGTCTTCCACAGACATCTTGATTTCCGAAAGTTCTTCGAGGGTGAAATCGAGGCTCGGTTTTTCAACTTTGAGGTTTTCGACCTCTGCGATTGCCTTTTTGCACTCCTCGATTTTGGCTGTATCAATGAGGGCATTGCCGTTCTCGTCGTATCTGGTCTTTCCGGCATCGTCTTTGAGGCTGTACTCCTTGATGATGCCGTTTACCTTGCCGCTGAAAAATTCCTCGTGTTCTGCCGCTTTCTTGCGGAACAGAAAAATCTTGTAAGCAAGTTTCACGCAGACCCTCTCTTTTGCGTAGGCTTCGAGCGTCCTGTGTGCCATAATGAGTTTTCCGAGTTCGATTTTTGCTTTCGATTTTGCCATTGTGAAAATCTCCTTTTCGTTAAATAAGTTGTGATTTAAGCTGCGCATTTTCTGCTTCCAGCGTTGCGACTTTGGTTTCGAGTGCTTCGACCTTTTCTTCGAGGGTCGCCACTCTGGGTTTGAGTTTTTGAATTTGCCAAGTGTTGAGGGAGATAAATTCCTCGTAGGTCAAAAACCACGCTATCGTTCCATTGCCCGTTTCGTTTATAACGACTCCGGCGAAAAGCTGCGTATCGACGCCGTTTTTGTCTAATGCTTCTTTTACCTCCTGCGCGATAAATCCGTGGTGAGTGCGTCCCGACGTTCCGTCTTTGAATTTGAATGTACGAGGAATAAGCGAGTCGAATACCTTATCGAATATTTCATCTTCGTTCTCGATGTCTTTTTTCTTCGTGGCATCGGAAACGACGGATATAGAGCGCACCGAATACCAAGTTCCCCCAAACATTCCGCCGAAAGACGAGAAATACGTCGAATAGCCCGTTGATGTGTAGGAAAGTCGTCCCATTTGGAGGGAGTCATTTCTGTTGTTGTTTGCTGTGTTTGTCGCGGATAGCGACGTAAAAGTCTGTCCCACGTAGAAATAGTTGTTTCTATTGCTGTCGCAAATCCTTATGGACTCTCCGTTATCCATCATCTCAAACCACATTTTGTTTCCCGTGAATTTGAGGCTTCCGGCGATAACGCTGTCCGCCATAATCGTTCCCTTGAATGTGCCAGTCGCCGCCGAAAGGCTTCCGGTAAATGTGCCAGATGCGCCCGAAAGTCTTCCGCTGAAAACTGCACCGCTTGCGTCGTCGACTTGGAAGCCGGGCAATTTGATGTAATAGTTTCCGTCGCTGTAGTTCGCGCTGATGTAGTAATTAGAGTTGTTTCCAAAATAGAGGTAGCCTGCGACGGTGAGGTTTTTGATGTCTCCTGAGGTGGCGTGTATTTCTCCTGTGATGGTTGCCGACGTTGCCGTGAGCGCGCCTGCGGAAGTAACATAGAAAGTGCCTTTTCCCAAGCCAATTCCATTTGTTCCGACATATACGCCAGCGTTTTCGTCGTTATAAGATGTTTTGGTCTTGTAGATCGCGCTTGTTCCGATGGTAAATCCGCCAATGTCTCCTGACGGCGCGGAAAGGTTGCCCGAGAAATACGCGTTGGTGTCGTCCACCTTAAAGTTTTTGAGGTAGATATACCAGTCGGAATTTCCATAGTTCGGGTCAATGTAATAAGAACTGTTGTTCCCGAAAGAGAGCCTGCCTGTTACGGTCAAGTTCTTCAGCGTTCCTGCGGTTGCGTTTATCGTACCTGTAATCTCTGCTCTGTTGGCAGTCAGTTTTCCTGTCGCTCCGTCCAGCGTGATGTTGTAATATCCGTCTGCTCCATCCGAGACGCCTCCGACAGAGATGCCGTCCGTTCCAACATAAACGCCTGCGGTGGAGGTTGCTGTCTTTGCGGTCTTGCCTTTGTAAATGTACGAGCGAGACGAGTTCCGGGCGACGGTGAAATCGCCGATATTGACGGTGTTTCCTGCTGCGTTCAAAAGCACATAGCCCGAACTGTTTTTGACAACGATTGCGGACGCGGTAATCGTTCCGTCGATATTCGCCGCCTTTACGTGGAGGTTGGTCGCATCTATCTGGTCTGCCGTAATCGTTCCCGTCGTAATCTTTCCGCCGTCGATGGTCGTCGTGGTGTCTCCGTTGATGGCGGTAATAAGTCCGCTGATGTTAATTTTGCTCGCGTCAATCGTTACCGCCTCCGCACTCTGGTTGATAGTGGAAATCACCTTACCGGAGTCCACTTTCAGTAAGATATTTGCGGTGTTGACCTCGATGCTCGCGCCGTACTGATTGAGAGCCTGCGCCAGCGTCGCGGTCGTGTAACTTGTAGTTCCGTCCGACCAGTCGATTTTCGAGCGCGTCCAGATGTACTTTCCGCTTTCCCAAGTCGGGCAAGTGGTTACCCAAGAGCCTCCTGTCTGGGTCGCGTTCGAGGAAGACAGATAATACTGCTCCTGAATACTGCTGATGCCCGTTCCTGTCGCTCCGGCTGGACCCTGAATGAGTCCGACGTTTTCCCACTCGCTGTCGTTCCATACGTAGAGATAGCCCTCGACGAGATAGCCGTCTCCGGCGTTTCCTGTCGGGTGAGCTGCTTTCAGCGCGTCGAGGCTCGCATACGAGCCGAGGATAGATACGCTGTTGCCGTCTGCTCCCGTCGCGCCCGTGATGCACGTTGCGTCGCTTTCGTTCTTCGAGCCGTCCGCGTAAGTCCACACGGTTTTCTGCCACATAAACTTGCCGCTTTCCCACGCCGGGGCGGTGGTCTGCCAGCCTGTCGTCGGTGCGGTTACGTTCGAGTCGGTAAGTGCGTAGAACACCTCTGCGCTTGCCAGCGTCGTGGTTTTGTCTGCTTTCAGGAGTATCTGGGCTTCGTTTTTGTCAGCCTTTGCGGAAATAGAAGCAATCGACTCAACATCTTTTTCGACGTTGGATTTCCAAGTTGCGAGAGCGTTGATGCTTGCTTCGTTCGCGTTGGCTTTGGTCTCCGTAGCCGCGATGGTCATACTCACATTCGTCTGCCACGTAGTAAGCTGCGCGATGCTGGTCTCGGTCTCCGAAACACGGAGAACGAGTGATGCGAGGTTGCCCTCCGCGTCGGTTACGCGCGCCGTGATCGCGTTGACTTGTACCTCGATGGAAGCTGCGGCCATCTGCGCGTAATTGTTGCAAATGTCTGCGACCGATACCCACATATCTCCCACGCGCTTATAGAGCGTGCCTGCGCTGTAAAGCGTGCGACGCACTCCTGTTTCCGCGTCGGTCTCTGTGATGTCGTTTTTGCAGTACCACAGTTCGTCCTCTGCGCCCTCCTGCTCGGAGGTGTAGAGCGAGACTGCGTCTCCTTTGACCCAGCCGTTTCCGTTCCAAGTGTAGAGGTAGCCAAGTTCAAAGACGATTTCTGCGCCTCCTGTCTGCACTCTGGCGGACGGGCTTCCGCAGTCGATGATATTCGCTGTGTATCTGTTTGTCAGCCCTGCCGCGTGTACGGTCGCGCCCGTTCTGTCGGACACTGGTATTCCTGCGTCATAGACGGTGTATCTTTCTGCCGAGGAATACGACTCCGTGTGCGTTACGGTCGGCACATACACCGTCCCTCTCTCCATAAAGTTCCCGGCGAGCGAGTAGGTGTAGCCGTAGGTAGGTGCGTACTGTCCCACCACGTATTTGTCTCTTGACAGCGCAAGAGCCTTTTCGTTCGTGGTAACAAGCGCGGTAATTGTTGCCGCGTGTTCGTCTGCCTCCGTCCTGATTTCGGCGATGTTGGTCTGCATTCCCGTTAGGGCTGTGTCAGTCTCTGTTTTCCACCTCGAAAGAATGGAGATCGCGGAGGTGTTGCTCGCTGTCTTTTGGGAAATCTCTGCAATCGTCTTTACGCCGTCGCTTACGGTTTGAGAGAGGATTTCCATTGTCGCGGCTTGTTCGTCGGTCGTTTGCTTGATTTGTGCAAGCGTTTTTGTTGTTTCCGTCGTTGTTTCCGCGAGTGCATTTATTCTGGCTTCGTTATTCGTCGCAAGCGTCGAAAAGGTGGATATATTTACCGCATTCTGTGATACTCTCTGTGTAAGCGCGGTTACCTCCGTTCCGATTTCGTTTGCAAGCTGCGTCACAGAGGACACCGAGTTGTCGGTCTCCGACTGCCAAGATGTAATGCTTTCTATTTTTGCTGAGTTCGCGTCTGCCGTTGCCTTGATGTCCGCAATAGCCTTTGTCGCTCCGCTTTCGGAGTCTCCGACCCAAGATACCAGCGTTTCAATTTTCGATGCGTTCGCGTCCGCTTTCGCGGTTACGTCCACAATCGCCTTGACCGCGCCTCCCTCGGTGTCGCCAATCCAAGCGACGATTTCCTCAATCGACGACCCGTGAGCGTTCACGTCTGCGCGCAGCTCTGCGATGGCTTTTATTGCTCCGCTTTCCGTGTCTCCCATAAAGGTCAACAGCGTAGTAATGTTGGCGGCGTTCGCGTCCGCTTTTTGCGTTACCGACGCAATAGCCTGCGTCGCCTCGGTCTTCCAAGCGGTGAGCAGTTCTATGCGAGCCTCATCCTCTTTGAGTTCTGCCGTAATGGAAACGACCGACTCCAAAAGGCTGTTAAGACTCTTGTAAACATAGCCCTCCGTCTTCGATGCCTTTGCGACCCAAAGCCCTGCGCCGTCTTTTGCGCTCCAGCGGTAAACAGCGTCCTTTTGGTATTCCACTCCGTCCGCCGTGTGCGCTTTGGTGCAGTACCAGAGGTCTCCGTCCTGCGTTCCTGCTTCCGCTGCGTCCGCTATCTTCACGTCGGCAAGGTAATGCCAGCCGCCGTTTTTCCATATATAGGCTCTGCCGTACTCGAAAGAAAGGTCGGCGCAACCACTCTGCAATCTCTGGCTCGGTGTGCCTGCGTAGAGCGCGTTTGCGTCCGTGCGGTCACTTTCGGGCGTGCCTGCGTCGTAAATCGTTTCTGCGAAGTTTTCGGAGGCTTCCGAGGGGCTTCCGCAGTCGATTACGTTTTCCGCTTCTCCTGTGTAGCGTTCGAGGTGTGTTTTGGTGGGAATGTAGATTATTCCGTCCTCCATCACCTCTGCGGCGTTCTCGTAAGTTCTGCCAAAGGTCGGGGAGTTGTCTCCGCAGTAGTACGGGTCGGTCGGGACCGCAAGCCCCTTGACGATGTCCTTGACATTCATCTCGACCGTCTCTGCTTCGAGGAATGCGCTCTCCGCACGGTTGAATGCGTCCTGCGCCTTTTCGTCCGCCGCGACTACATCTTCCTCAACCTTGCCAACAGTCTCGGTGATGCTCTCGACCTTTTCCTCGACTCTGCCCGTCTGGGCGAGTGCCTTTTCCGCGACGACGATCGCGTCCTCGACGTTTGCTTCGACGAGTGCCTGTGTGTAACTCTGTATCGTGTCAGGTACACAGGACAGCGTTACGGTGTTGCTGTTCGGGTCGTCCGGGTACTCCACATATTTGACAATGCTGTAAATCACGCGGAGGCTTCTCTCTGCCACCATAAGCGTAATTTTATCGTGCATTCGCAGGGCGAGGTGTGCGTACTCCTCCGGCTTCTGCTTTTCGAGGTCTTGTACCTTGCATTCGTAGCTGCGCTCCGGCACAGCCATCGCTTCGAGTTTTTCGTAAGCTGCTTCCAGCAAAGAGGTCATAGCTTCGTATCGTTCGTCCACCCAGTATGCGCAAATGGTTTTTGCCTTGTAGGTCTTGTTCTCTACGTAGTCTTTTCCTCCGTTTATCTCCGCGAATGTAAGCCCGTTTGCGCCGTATGCGTAGAGCCGTGTCGCAAAGTTCGTGGACGACCCCTGAAATGCAAGGGATTTGAGATTGAGCTGGTCGGAAAGGTAAACGCCGTGCGTTTCGATTTTCTCCGGCACGCGTACCTCCAGCGTTCTTTTGAGGGTCTTCCACACAAAGCGCACATCGTACTTGCCGATGCAGTCGAAAATTGCTTCGTATGGCGTGCAATGCTCGTAGGTCTTGCCTCGGTGGAGCGTGCAGTTGCTCGCGCCGATTATCGTCCAGCCTGCAGGCAGATTGTCGGTCAGCACCTTTTCGAGCAGTTGGTTTTGGTATTTGTACCCGTGTTTTACCTCCGCTTTGAGGAAGTCAAAGTCGATTTCGCACTCGATGGCGTCGTCCTGAATTTTCTTAACGAGCCAAGCGTTATCGTCGTAGTGAATGCTGGTCTCCTCCGCGATGATATTGTAAACGGGGTGGCGCACGTCGAGCCTGAATAAGAGCCTGTCGCGCCCGTCTTCAAGATGCTCTATGCGCCCGTCTTTCACGTCGACAAGGGGGAACGCCTCTCCTGCCGCGTTGAATACTTTAAGCAACATAGCGTCTCCTCCTGTCAAAAGTAAATCGGGTAATACTCAATAACGACGCGCCCGTTTCCGGCGATTGTGATGTCGTTCTCTCCTGCTTTCAGCGTCGGGAACTCGGTCATATCCGTCTTGTCAAAGCAGTTCGCGCCGTCCTCGGTGACGAGTCCCTTGATGCCGTCTATGACAATGGTGCTTCCCGTAATGTTCCGCACGGTGATGCCGTTGACGGTAAAGGTCGTTCCGCCGCCGAGTGTTATGGTGTAGCGCACCTCCGCGTCCATATTGCCCTTTATGGTCGCCTTGCCGGAGGCGGAGAGCGTGATGCTCTCCATTCCTCCGTGTCTGTACGCGGTGAGCGTGTACTCGCGCTGGAAGATGCCCTGCGCGATGCGCGTGGGCTTTCCTGCGTTTGTAAGCACGCCTCTGTAATAAAATCCGTCCGGCAAATACAGTTCCGTCTCCGCCGTCAGGACAAATCCGAAGTTTGTGGCTGCGCTTTCTGCGAGACCGTCCGAAGCTGCGTAAAATTCGCACTTGATGCTGACGCTCCGCAGGGGCATATCCGGCGAAAAAATCGCCGGGGTCAGCCTCTTGTTCGGTTTGAAATAGTTGTTTTTGAGGGCAACTGCGCCCGTGTTGTAGGACAAAAGCGATGCGCCGTAATCGGCGAGCGCAACGCCATTTACCTTTGTAATGTCTCCTGCCATCACTTTTTCCTCCACGCAAGTTCTTTTTCGACGTAAGGTGTGAGGACCCTGCCTGCTTCCTTGCCGTCAATGTTGATGTGATTTTCGATGTATAGGGGCTTATTTCCGCCGTCTTCGTCGTCGGGGTTGTCTTCGTCCGTGTCGTCGTCTCCATACGCTCCTGCGGAGTTTTTGGAGGTCACAGCGGCATCGTAATACTCTCCCTGCGTCTCGTCTACGACTGTGCGGACGTGGGCGACCATCTCCTGCGCGTCGATAGCGTCCATAATGTCGTCTTGCATCGCGGCCATAGAGTCGGCGGCTTCCTGCGAGTTTTCGTCGATACCGATAGCCAGACCCAACACAAGGTTTTTGCCGAGTCCGTCCTCGAACAGTTTCGACGGCGAGTGAATGCCGAAGAAATCGCAGATGCCGTCCCAAATTCCGCTTATCCAGCCTGAAACGCTGTCCCAGAGCCAGCCAGCAAGGCTTTGAATGCCCTCCCACAAGCCTCGGACAATGTTCGCTCCTACCTCGACAATGCTTCCGAGCATCGAGCCGAAGCAGTCCACAATCGCGCCAATAATCTGCGGCACAGCCTTGACGAGTTCGACAATTATGTAAGGCAGATTTTTAATGAGCGAGAGGAACAGTGTAACTCCTGCTTCCACAAGCTGCGGTATCATTCCAAGCAAGCCAGAAATGATGCTGTCAATTATGGTCGGCAAAGCCTCGCAAATGGCGGCAATAATCTCCGGCAGGGCTTCAATGAGCGAGAGGAACAACTGAATGCCGCAGTCAATGAGCATCGGAATGAGCGTAACCAGCGCGTCAATGATTGCGTTTATGATCGTGGGAATTGCCTCGCAAAGCCCCTGAATGATGTCGGGCAAAGCCTCCACCAAAGCCATAAACAACTGAATGCCGCAGTCGATAATCTGCGGTATCATTTCCAAGAGCGCGGAAATGATGGAGTCTATAATCTGGGGCAGGGCTTCGCAGATAGTGACAATAATCTGCGGCAATGCGTCGATAAGAGCAGTAAGCAACTGAATGCCGCACTCAATTATCATCGGCAGGAGTTGTAAAATCGCTCCTATAATGCTCTGGATAATCGTCGGAATGACCGCGATTATGGTGGAGATAATCTCCGGCAATGCGTTTACAAGCGCGGTGAGCAGTTGTATTCCGCATTGAATGATAAGGGGTACAAGGGTCAAAAGGGCGTTTACGATGCTGTCAATTATGGTCGGCAGGACTCCGCAAATCGTCTGGATAATCGTCGGAAGCGCGCCTATGAGTGCTGTAAATAGTTGTATTCCGCACTCAATCAGCATCGGGAGAAGCTGCGTAATCGCGCTCACAATGCTGTCAATAATCGTCGGGATTGCTCCGCAAATGGTCTCGATTATTGTGGGGAGTGCGCCTATAAGAGCCGTAAACAGTTGCAGGCCGCATTCGATGATGGCTGGCACGAGTTCGAGCAAAGCGTCTACGATGCCCTGAACAAGTTCCGGCAGGCAGGCTACGATGGCGGAAATGATTTCCGGCAAAGCGTCTGTTACCGCCGTAAACGCCATAACGAGCGCGTCCACGAGTACGCCTGCGGTCTTCTTTATACCGCTTGCGATGCCCTTGATAAGCGTCGGTAATTTGGCTGTGATGGTCGAGATCGCCGTAGGAAGCTGCGCGACCAGCGACTCGAACAGCGCGACTCCTGCTTCCGCAACCATCGGAATAAGGGTCGTAAGGGTCTCGATTATCTTTGCGCCGATTTTCGGCAATTCCGTAGCAAGTGCCTGCGCGATGCCGGGTATCGCCTCCAAAATCGCATTGAACAACTGCGTCGCCGCGTCGAGCAATACGGGCATCTGGGCGATAAGGGTGTCGCAAATCATCGTTACAATTCCGCTGACTTGCGAAATCAGTGTCGGGAGAAGCTGCCCGAACGCCGTCACGAGGCTGTTAAGAATGTCCGAAAGAGATGCCAGCAGCGTCGGTACGGCGTTGAGAAGCCCCTCCGCTATGGCTGTAATGAGTCCTGCGCCTGCTTCCACAACTTTCGGCAGATAGTCCGCAACCTTTGCGAGCATCTGTCCGAGTGCGTCCGCAAGCGTGGTAATGAGCGTTCCGGCGTTTGCCGCGAGTCCGTCGCAAATGCCGATAATGAGTTCTCCGGCGAGTACCGTAAGGTCTCCCGTAATGCTGATGAATGCCTCTCCGAGTGTTCCGAGAACGCTCGTAAGGCTCGTTACAATTGTCGGTGCTGCCTCCGTCAATCCCTGAACAAGTCCAGAAACGAGGTTTACCGCGCACTCAATAAATGTCGGTACGTATTCGAGGATTTTGGAGACTGCCTGCGAAAGAACATCTCCGAGTGCTGTCGCCAGCCCTTGAAATCCTCCCTCTGTTACCGCTTTGCTTAATTGGTCTATCAATCCCGTGCCGTACTGCACAAGATCGCGCAGGGGCGCATTCACGCCCTCGTACATAGCAATACCAAATCCCTCAGCCGCCGACTTCATTATCGTGAGGTCGCCCTGCAAGTTGTCGAGTTTGGTGTCTGCCATCGCCTGCGCCGCGTCGGTGCAGTCCTGCAGTTCTGCTTTGAAGTCCGCAATGGTTTCTGCGGAGTTCGCGGAGATAGAGTTAAAGGCTTTCAAGCCTGCCGTAGTGAATATGCTTGCAGAGTAAGCCGCTTTTTCCTCCTCGGTCATTGTTGCGAATGCGCCGTTGAGGTCGTTGATAACTTCGAGGAAGTCTCTCTGTTTGCCCTCTGCGTCGTATGCTGAAATGCCGAGTTCTTCCAGCGCGCCTGCCGCTATGTCCGTTGGCGAATACAAATCCGCCATCGCTCTGCCGAGGTATGTACCTGCGACCGAGCCTTGATAGCCCTTTTCCGCAAGCAAGAGGAGTGCCGTTCCTGTGGACTCCAACGACTGGTTATACGCGCCAGCCATTGAAGCTGCTCCGGTCATTGCCTCACCGAACTGCGTCGTTGACGTGTTCGCCATGGTCGCGCCTTTGGCGTACATATTGGCGATATACGTCGTGTCCTCCATCGCAAGCCCCATCGCCTTGACCGTAGTAGTCAAGAAGCCTGCCGACTCCGCCATCGTCATTTCTCCTGCGGCGGCGAGCGCGAGGGTTGCGTCGATGGTCGCCAACTGTTCGTCGACTTTTAGACCTGACTGCGCAAGGATATTAAAGCCCTCCGCCGCCTGCGATGCCGAGAACGCCGTCGATGCGCCGAGTTCCTTTGCTTTGTCGGATATTTCTCCGATCTGGTCTACGGTCGTACCCATCGTTGCCGCTACGCCTGCGATAGCTGCTTCATAGTCCGAGCCGACCTTGACCGAATATGCGCCAACTGCCGCGAGCGCGGCTGTGGCGGCTTTAAGAGCCGTTGCTATGCCCGACTCAATTTTACTGCCGAGAGAAGACAGCCCCTCCGCGAGACCATCTTCGTCAAGTTTTGTATCTATCAATACAGAGCCGTCTGCCATTCAAATCACCTCTCTTTTTGGCAGGGGCAATAATTGCCCTTTGCTTTGTGATGATTTGCACGGCGCAATGGCTCAATGTGCTTTCGTAGTTATGTTTTCTGGGGTAAGATTTGCACGCCGTCTTCTACGACGAGTTCAAATTCGCTCTTGCACCCTCTGGTGCATTTCACCCATACCCCGTGACAGTTTGCGGTGTCGTCAAAAATGGTTGCTTTCATTCCGCAATTCGGGCATACCGCCCACTTGCGCTCGGTCGCAACCTTTGGTACGGGCTGACCGCTTATTTTCATTTCATACCTCCTGCGAACACGCTTGCCGCGTGTGCGACTTTGTCTTCTTTGCTCGCCGCGTTCGGGAGCGCGTAAAGGACCTTGAGGCGCGTCATTCGCTCTTTCTCCTGCTTGTTCTTTATCTTGGAAAGGTCTGCCGCGCGATAGCCCATAATCTTGCAAATTTTCTGGTCGTCTCCGAGTGCCGCAAACATAGCCGAAAACTTCCACCAATGCAAATACTCGATGTCGTTCAGGTCTATGCCGTACTCGGACAGAAAAGCTGCGTAGATATATGCGTCGTCGTGTTCAAAGTCGTAAATTCTTTTGGGCTGTTGCCCTCCGTTCGTGCGTTTCGCCAGCCTTTTTGCCGCCTTGTTCTCGTGCTTCTCGCACCTATAAAAAGCAAGCAAGGCATCGACGGCGGCTTTCGTTCTCGGCACGTCCGGGTCGTCCTCGAAATAGAGGTCGAATATCTGTGCGACTTTGTCCTCTGGCTTCACTTCGTCGTCGTAAATGAGGAGTTCAAAGAGAATGCCCGTTCGGAAGTCGCTGTTTATCGAAAACTCTCTCCCGTCCACCTCGACGGTTTCGGGGAGAGAGTCGATAAGAATGTTTGCTCTCACTTCTTGCCCTTGCCGTTAGGTGCAGTTGCCGGGTGTCTTCTCTGCGCGCGGTTTGCGCTGTACTTGGAGCGCACCGCGTTCGTGGAGTTGACATAGTCCTGCTTCTGGATCTCGACAAAGTCAAGAAATGTTACATAAGCATCTCTGCAAATGTGGAAATTGTCTCTCGCGCCGCAAATCTTCACGCCTGCGCCCTCTCCGAAGATACGGTCAAAGAAATCGCGAAGCCATTTGCACTGGCTTCTAACGATGTCCGAAATACTTCCCGTCTTGGGGAGGTCTTTTTCGTCCTCGCGAAGCTGCGCCATAGACTTTTCGAGGAGTTCTGCGGAGTCCGCGTCGAGTACGTCGAACTCTCCCTCGAAATCATTGTGCTTGAAATAGGTGTTTTCGGTCTGGCTCATTGGCTCAATACCTCCTTAAATTATTCCGCCTGCGCTGCGGCTGCGGCTGCGGCTGCGGTAAACTGCTTGGTAGCGGTGTCGAATGTACCCTCGACCGCCGTGCCGACTGCTTTCAGCGTGCCGGTGTAGATAAGAGCCTCCGTGCCGCTGCCCTTGCTGTCAGGAATAACAGCGTAGGTGCGCTTGAATGCTCTTGCCGCGCTCGCGCCGCCGTCGAAAAGATGCACCACAACGATGTCGATGTGAGCGTCGTTGCCCGTCTTTTCGCCATCGGTGATTTCCGCGATCTTCTCACAGACAGGGTCGTCCTGATACATATCGAACGAGTACGAAATCGAGGGGGAATAGCCCACGACATCGGAACGCTCCGTACTCTCGTGTACGTACTGGCGCGAATACTCTTTGGCGTTCTTGCTCTCCGAAAGGTCGGTAAAGCCCTCGCCAATGAGGTTGTAGTTCTCCTCCTGTGCCGCGCCGCAGTTTGCGTAAGCCTGCATCTGGTCTCTCGTAATGAGTTTAGACATTTGGTGTTACCTCCGTTTTTTGTAATATTGCATCTCGAAAATCACCTGAAAATCCTCGTACCCGTTGTCATACCGCGTAGCGATAGACGGTGTCGCGCTCATTTCGATGCTTCGAGCCTGCGTGTCGTGATTGAACACAGGGAGGTTTTTGTACTCCCTCGTGTTTTCGTCCTTTTCTTCCAGCCAGTCTCCGAGATTGTTCAGCACTCCCGTCGCGTTGAGGCGCGTCCGGGTGTCGAGTGAATTTACACGGATAAAGACCGCAAATGCAAGGACGCCGATATAGCTGCCGTCCACATACTGACGCACGACTCTTGCCCGTGAAAGGGGTTGGAGCATCATTGCCGGAGGCTTCTCTCCGAGTTCGTCGAGTTTCACCTCGCACGGCTTTTCTTCCCAACTGTTTATCTTTTCGAGCAGAGCCTGCACCAGATATGCGCCGTCGTTTGTAAATTTCGTGTTTGCCATCTGTATTACCCCTTAATGACCCCGTCCACTCCTGCGAGCCACTTTTTCTTGTGTATTGCTTTGGCTTTTTCAAACCATTGCGCACAAGCCTGTGGGTGCTTCGCCGGGGAGAAATGGGTCGACTTTGCGTAGTAGCATTTTTGCGCGTAAGGTGCGTTATAAACGACCTGACCGCTTCCGAGCGTAGTGCCTCGAATGCCGCTATTCCGTAGGTTTCCTGTGTCCATCGGTACAAACGGGTCGGAGTCTTTCAGCACCTCGTTGTCGAGGTATTTCTGCGCCTGCTGGAACTTCGTGTGAAAACGCGCTACGGTGTAGTCTTTATTGATTTTGACCGTTACTCTCATTTTCCGAACACCTCCACGTGGTGCATCCTCTTGCTTCCCGTGTCAAATCTCGTGTACCCTATGACCGAGTAGTAGTTAGGAACTCCGCTTGGCGGCTCGTTTCCATTGTCCGTCTCTCCAAAATAGTCTTTTCCGCCCGGTGCCATCGTCCAATATGACGCTTTTTCGGCTTCCGTCAACGCTTCGTATTTATCCGGCTCAATAAACTTGCGCTTATTGCCCTTGGAGTCCACGACGGCGGTGTTTTGGTCGAAAATGTAGAGACGCGCGTTGCATTCCGGCGTGGTCGCGTACTGTTTCCTGCCGACTCCGTTGTGATGTTGCAAGGAACACCCCTGAATAGTGAACTTTTCGTAAGCTGCCGCGTAGTCCCTCTCCCCGATGTAGTGGTAAAGGTAAACGCGGTCTTTCAAAATCCTGCGGTCAGGCACGGTCGTGTCTTCCCTGATATAACCATCTGCGCATCAGCCCATCCTTGCGGAGCAGATTGATTGCAAATGGGGAAATCGGAATGCCGTTTACTACGGTGAACGCGCCTGCGCCTCCTGCCGAGGCCGCAGAGCCGTTGCTCACGGAATAGTCTCCGAGGCTTTCGCTTCCGCCTGCGCCAGCCCCAACCGAGGAAAAGCCGTGTATCGCGTCCACTCCTCCGTGCTGGTAAAGGCACTCGACCTGATATGCGGTCGCCCTCATAACATTCTCCGTGACTTCCTTAATGGGTAATACTGCCGCCAAGTCGATGGCATCACTGGCGGCTTGAATAAGGCGTGCCAATTCGCTTTCCGCTATCTCCACGCCCTTGAAGGTGTTTCGATAATATTCTGCCGTAATGTATGCCATTGCCACGCGTCCTTTCTGTTAGGATTTTTTCGCTCCCTGCGCGGTTTTGTTTTCCGCGCCTCCGTTTGCTCGTCTTTCCGCTTTCGCGTCGCTGGTGGAAGTTTTGAGGGCTTCCTCGGCGATGATAGTGTTAAGGCGAGAGACTTCTGCTTCGAGTTCCGCGATTTTGGCTTCCTGACGGCGGATAGTTCTCGCGTCCTGTTTGGTCTTGGATACGAGTTCGTCGTAGGTCAACTGCTTGCCGACCTCTACGGCGTTTCCGCGAGCGTCCACCACCGCATACCCCTGTTTGAGATATGCGGCGGCTTCGTTGTCAGGTACGCGCAACTCGGAATTGCCTTTTACAACTCTAACCATTGCGCATCACCTCGATTACGCCTTGGAGGTTGCCTTGCCGGTAGCACCAGCGACGGTGCGTCCGTCTGCGTTGACCTCGATTACCGCGATGTCTGCGCCGTTGGTGATGGTTACAACATCGCCGGAGGCAAATTCGTTCCACGCGGTAGTGTCGATTTCTGCGCCGAGAGTAGGCACAGCACCGCCAACTGCGTAGTAGAACTTGTCGCCCTCGTGCTTCTTGACAGAGGTTACGCTGATCGCGCAGTCGCCTGCAACTGCGCCTGCCTCTGCGGAAGCTGCGGTAACGAAAGTAAGGCTGTCAGCCTGCATAGGCTTGCAGACATATTCGAGCGCACACTCCTTGAGAGGAACGATGAATGCGTCCTCGAACGACTCCTCGAAGTAGTCGTACTTGCCCTCGCTTCCTGCGGAGGGGGGGTCAAGCTGCGCGTACTCGTAGGAAACGGGGGTGATAACAGCGGTGGGGTGAACAAGGAACATACGAATCTGCTTTGCGGTTACGCCGGGAGTCCAGCCCTCGGTGAAGTCGTAAACGGTCATCATAAGTTCCTCGGGAATGACCTCGATTTCGACCTTGTCGATGTTGGAAACAGCGCGGTCGATGGTGGAGTTCACGCCGGACTGACCGACCTGTCTCTGAATTTTGATGGCGTTCTTCAGCATCGTCTCGATGGAGGGAGTTACGTACAAAATTCTGCCCGTGGAGGGGACGCGCTTGTTCGTCATTCTCTCCATCATTCTGTCGAAGATAGCGAGAATGTTGTCGACGGTCAGGGTGTCGGTGTAAGGCACTCTGCCAAGCGCACGCCAGTCGGCGTAGAGACGGCTCACGAGATAAGCGTCCATTTCGGGGAACTTCTGCTCATTGTTGTAAACCTGAGTGATGTTCTGGATGCTTGCCGTGCCGTTCGTGAAGTCGATGTCGGTGGGGTGTACGAGAGTACCCCACTTTCTGTGGTTACGCAGGGTGAGGGGGAACCACTCGTTGTTGTAGCGGCGCGCCTTTGCACCGATGCTGTCGGTGTCGCCTGCGGTTCTGCCGGAGGTAACGATGTGAGGGACCTCAATCGTCTTTCCGTTAAGCCAACGGTATCTGCCGTTGTTGGGGGTAGCGTACAGTTTGCCGAAATGCAAAACATAGGGGTATGCCTGCGCGAGATGCGAGCTGTACTGCTTTGCGTAGTTCAAAGTCTGTTTTTCAAATCCCATTGTAGTAATTCCTTTCGTTTATAAAGATTTTTATTTCTGGGTGGGAAGCGGTCTTACGAGGTTAAAGCCCGAAAAATCGAAGTTCCCATTTCCGCCGTTGCCGTCCTGTCCGCCGCCCTGACCGCCACCGGGAGGTGTAAATCTGGGGAAGCCTCCGTTACCTCCTGCTCCTGCGCCGCCGTTGCCGCCTGCGCCGTTGCCATCATCGCCGCCTTTGCCTCCGTCCTCGGGAACAAAACAGTCAGGCTCGTCAGCCATATATTTGTCCATAAATTCCTTGCCGCCGACAATCTGTCCGTCAACATACTTGACGCCCTCTGCCTTGCGGAAGTCTGCGAGGACGGCTCTGCGTGCCGCCTTTGAGGTGAACTTGTAGCCGTCGAGGAACTTTTCTGCGGCGAAGTCGTTCGCCTGCTCGGTGAGTTTGGTGTTAAGAGCCTTGGTATCGTCGTCGTACTTCTGCTGGAGTTCGGAGAGCTTTCCGGAAAGTTCCTCCGCCGTTCCTTTGTGCTTCTGCAATTCGGCGATGTCTGCGTCTCTTTGGGAAATCTGCGCCGCCAGTCCCTCGATTTGCGTTTTGGACGCTGCTGCCTCCTGTTCGAGCGTGGCGATCCTGTCGGTCTTTGCCTGAACGGAAGTGCCGTGTTCCGCCATAATCTTTTCGATTACGTCGTCCGCGAGTCCGAGTGATTTGAGAAATTCTCTTTTCATAGGTTTATCCTCCTTAATCTACGCTTTGTTGTCGCAGTTGCTCTGCGTGATTTCCGTGCGATTTATACTCCGCGCACAGTTCGGAGAAATATGTTTTTCGTGGCTTCCCGTGTCACGAATAACCAAATGGAAATACGCGGTCAGTTGGCTCTCTTTGCCGCCCATACCGCTTTGCTGGCGATGCTCCTGTCGAAGCCGCCCACAGCCGTTCTATCGGAAGCGGAGAAAAATCCGCTATGGCTGTCGAGGAATGTTTCGAGGCGTTTGCGCCTGCTCGCAAGTGTCCGCGAAGCCCTTGAAAACTCTTCATCAAGCTGCGCGTAGGTTTCCGGGGTCGTTGCCGCCTTTCTCGCGGCATCGAGTGCCAGCACCTCTTTCTTGGAGGCTCGCACCGCCCTCTCCAATGCTCTTTGCTCCTGCTGGGTCTCGTACTCTGCGTCGTTGTTTTTGCTTCGTTCCGAGGAGAATGTAGGAGTCGAAAAGCCGAGTATGTAGGGGTAAAAATTGTGATAGCAGTTCCAGCCGCAAAGCCCGTCGCCGCTTCCATATCCCGTCGATGCGTAAAAGTCCTTGTAGCCTTTGGTCTTTCCGCTTCTGGAATATATCTGCCCGTGCCATTCCGCGTGTTCGGGTCTCGCTCCGGCGTGTGCGGTAACTTCGACGAGGTCGCTTCCGAGTTCGTCCGCCCTTGCGAGTTGGAGTTCTGCTGTGGTCTGGTTTGCGCCCGTGAGAATAGCCCGGCGCACGGCTGTTTCCAGCGAGTCTGCGTGTCCGCTGGGATATGCAACAGCCTCGATGCCCTTGCTGGCGATCTCTTTTACGCTCCTGCGTATCGCCGTTGCTGGGTCGAGGTTTCCTGTAACAATGCCGAGGTAAGATTTGTCGAGCGAATTGCCGAGGGCTTTTGAAGCGTCCAGCGCGGTCGTGTTGCAGAAATTGTGCAACAGACCGTTGGTCTTCGCGATGCCTGCTTTCAACACATCGTTGAGAGCCTGCGAATAGACGAATTGCCCTGTGGCAAGCCCTGCCGCGCGATACACGGCTTCATCGACCGCCAACGCCTTTGCGCCTGCCTCTCGGAGAATGTCTCCCACCTTTGCGTCGGAGACTTTGAGAGCCTTTGCAATAGAGCGCGTCGCCGTTTTATCGAGTCCGCGCATCTCTTTCAGTTTCTCAATCTGCCAGACAGAGGACGCGGTCATTCCGCCGTGCTTCACTATTCTGGCGCAAATGTCCGCCATAATGTCGGCTTCCAACTCTCCGAAAAGGTCGAGCAATGGTTCAGGAAGTATCATAAGCTGCGCAGGGGTCAGCATATATCATCGCCTCCCGTCTCATTTCTTCGCGCCCTCGCCTGCAGGCGGCTCTGTCGGTGGGTCGCCTCCTCCGCCTTTGTTGCCTGCGGTAAAGCCCATAATATCGTCGTCGCTGGGCTTTTCGAGTTCCTTGACGGCTTTGCGCGCCTGCTCCTCCGTTTCGCCGTACCATTTCACGCGGTATTCCCACGCGGCCATAAGACCGTCGCGTACATCTTCGCGGTCGCTCATTCTCTCGGTGTCTGCGTCCTCGATTACCGAGTCGTCCCAAGACGCGGAATACGCCCATTTGCCGGGCGGACAGATGTTGTAAAGGGTGAGCATAGCGTCGATGGCGTGTGCAAGGTTATGCAAAGCTGCGTCTAACGCCTGCTGTATCTTGTGTACGGTGTCGTAGGTGCGGTGCTTCTGCTGGCGAATTTCCGTCGCCGTGCGCGTGTCTTTTTCGGGGTCGGAGAATGTGCCTCTTGCGAGTGCCGCATCGTCCTCGACCATTTTCAGGGTCGTCTGCAAGCCGCTTGTATAGGAAGCGTCGCGGAGCGTCGGTGCAAAGACCTCCATCAACTTGTTTCCCGTTGCTGTGATAGGTACGCCGTTCGTGCGGAACAGCCTCTCTTTGCCCTGCGGTATGATGGGGTTGCCCTGCTTGTCAACGCCGAGCGCGTCTTCCGAAACATCGACCGCCATTTCGCCGCCCTCGTACTCCCATAAAAGTCTCTGGTATTGCTTATCCGCTGTCTCGATGTTATCCATCGCTCTGTGGTAGGTGGAAACGCCAAGGGGAGATGTCTGGTCTACGGTGTTGCCGAGGGGAATGCCGAAGTATGCGAAAAGAGGGTGGTAAACGCCGTCCATTTCGACGACTGCTTCGATGTTCTTCCAGTCTTCAACTTCCGCAAGGGGGCAAGGATTGCCAAGCGCGTCCGCGCTCTGCGACTTGTAACAAGTGTTTGTGACGGTGTATTTTCTGACTCCGTCCCACTCGTGCTGCTCGATGCGGCAATACCAATAGTCGCCGCTTTTCTTCTGGTCGAGGAAAAAGCCCGACTGTATTTCTTCTGCCGCCGTGAATGCTGTGGGGAAAAATCGGCTTGCATTGAAAATGCTGATTGCGATTTCGTTGTTTCCGTTCACATACGGCTTGAAGCATATACCGCCAAATGCGCAGGCGTATTCGGTGTAAATGGAAAGTTTGCTTTTTACGGGCTTCAACACCTTTTCGATGTACTGCCAGCGTTCGAGTTTCTTTCCTGCCTCCGTGTTCTGCCCTGCGCCCTCCTGCGGCTGGTGTGTTTGGGTAATACCGTCCGCCGCGTTTGCCTCCTCGGACGGCTGTATTCTTATGACTGCCTCGTTCGTGACCTTTGTGGCGATTTCGTTTGCAATCTTGCTGGGGAGGTTGAGCCAGTCGCGTTTGTCCGGCGTTCTCCACGGGACTTCTCCGCGATACATTTGCTCCCACACTTCAATCGCTCTCACCATATCGTCGGACACGATGGCGTTCCTGCGGATCTCTTTTGCTCCGCTACTGATAAGAGAAATCATTTGCGTAGTTCCTTTCTGTGAAGTTATCAGGTAATAAGCCTGTTCGCGTCCTGTTCTATCGAATACTCAAAGGCGTCGAGCGTGTCGATGTCTGTCGTTCCGTCGTCGAGGCGCACATCTTCGGTCTTTACTTTTGAGTCCCAAAGAGCCTCGCGGTGCGCTTTTGCCAGCGTCTCCGCGTCCTCCGTCCAGAAATAGCGTCCCGTGTTCATCAGGCGCACGGTGAGGCGTATTCTGCCGTTTATCTCGGTCTTTGCCGCGTAGGTAACTTGGCACGGCATAGACGCTCTTGCGTAGGCGCGCTTTATGCCGCGTATCAAGATAGGCTCTGCGGAGTCGCAGTACACCTTGTCGGCTCTGCCGTACTTTGCGATGACTCTCTTTCCAAACTCTACCGCGAGTTTGTCGAGTTTTTCGGGGTCGATTTCGCCCTTATGGTACTCGGAAGCAAGTCCGATGATTTTCTGGTATCCGTTGACAAATCCCGTTGCGACAAATGCTGTTCCAGAGCCGTTGCCGCCAAAGTCGATGCCGATGCTCACCTTTGTAAGCTGCTGTTTCGGCACGCTCTCCGGGGGAATAAAGAACTTTTTGGGGTCATTCGCAAACATACGGAAGACGATGCCCTCTGCCGCCACCCATCTGCCGAGTATGTAGCGGTCGAAATAGACCGTTCCTGCGTACTCTCTTTCGAGGTTTTCGATAAACGCCGGGTCGAGGTATGGGTTATCGTAAATCTGGTATGCCTGCTGGTAGATGTCCGCGTCGGAGTCAAGGAAGCCCTTAAACCAATGAGTAGGACCCTCTGGGTTGCAAGTCCCGTCGAACGTGCTGTTCGGCTTGTCAAGACGGGATTTGAGCATATTGAACACCTCTGCGTTCCACGTTGCCACCTCGTCGCCGTAGCAATACTCAATGCCAACGCCTCGCAGTCGGTCTACTGCTGTCTTTTTGTCTGCGCCAAAAGCAAAGCACTTTTTGCCAAACAGCCGTATCGTGTTACTGCTGCCGCGTACCTTGCCGACGAGCGTTTCGCCCCAGATGTTGCGCATCGGCTCAAAGATGTTTCTTTCGAGCGTTCCTTGCGTGTTTCCGATAAGAACGATAAGCCCGTTTCCGGTGCAGTTTCGTATGCGCTTGGGAATTACGAAATAGTCCATATAGGTCTTTCCGCTTCGCGTCGCGCCTGTTTTGATGTTCCAGCGGTGCGTGGCGTTCATAAAGAACTCCTGTTGCATCGGGGAAAAGAAATCGTTAGAAGCCACTCTTTATCCTCCCCAGAATGTCGTCGAGTTTCGCGAGTGCTTCGTCCTCTGCATTGTCGCGTGTGGTCGGAGTGTGCGCGGCAGCTTCTGCCTCCGCCATATCCTCCTCGACTTTCATTCCGTCCGTTACCATTCGGATAGCGTTCTTTGCGGAGATTTCCTCCGGCTTCATCGTTTCGAGGGCTTTCAGTCCTTTGGTCTGGAGCATCTGCCCGATTTTGATGTGTCGCGCTCGCATTTCTGCAAGCTGCGTCGTCGCTTTGTGGAGCGCAAGCGCGTCGATGTACTTCTCGTATTCGTGGACGCGGTGTCGCCACTCGTTTTTGCTGCTCCATCGCTCCATCAAAGCCTTTGATTTACCTAACTTTCGCCCAACCTGTGCAAGACTGCGCTCGGCTGGGGGCATATCCCGATACAAAGAGAACGCTTCATAGGCTTCTGCGGACTCGTTTTCCTGCCGTTCCCAGATGTGTTCTGTGTCAACTATCCGCTTTCCCATCAGCCTCCTCTCCTCTCTTTTTTGCATATCGGTAAATGATGTCGCCGTGTTCGTCTCTGCCGTCCGGCACGAGGATACCGCCGTACTCCTTGTATGGCGAATTGCCGCCGCTGGGGTTGTTCCAGTTGTTACGCAAATACTGCGCCATCGTCAAGTCGTATCGTATCGCCCTCGCTTTATTGCTTCCCGTGTTGTAGCCTGCCGCGCCGCACCACGGAAAACTGAAATACTTTTCTATCTCCGGCAAAATGTCGGAGAATGTTACAAAGCCCTTTTCTCTGGCTATGATGATCGCGTTCCCGATGTTTCCCGTCTGACTCACGTTCCATTCGGGCGGAACGCCGCAACAGTTGCAAGCGTCGTTGCACTCTCTGCAAAAAGCGTCCGATACGTGGAAGCGCATACCAAGCGAATGTGCGTAGTCTCGCATCGCGTGGATAATAGGTGCTTTAATGCTCCTGTTGAGTCGCTTATATCCGTGCTGTTTGCTCTGTTGCATATAGAACGCGTGAATGTCAAAGCCTGCAACGGCTGACATATCCGCGTATCTCTTTTTCAGGCGTTCGTCTGCTCGCGCCTCCATACAGAAGAACTCTGTCGTTACGCTGTCCGCGCCTGCTTCGTGTCCGAGCCTGATAAGCGTCTTCCAATCCTCCGAAACGCCGATGATGTACGGGCGGAGGCGGAGTGTTACGTGCTGTCCCTGCGCCGCAAGTCTGCGAATTGCGTCCAGACGTGCCTGCGGCGATGCAACGCCTTTTTCTACCCGGCGCGCTTTTTCTGCGTCCGCCGTGATAATGGAGATTTTGACGTGCCAATTGTGGGTGTGTCTGCGGAACAGTTCCATATAGCGTTCGTCCTCCGTCCACCACGCAGCTTTCGTGGAAAAGGACAGAGGATAGTCGATTTTATCGAAATATTTGAGCAGTTCCAGCGTGAGTCCGTAGCGTCTCTCGTACTCGTCAAATTCGTCTGCGAGTCCGCCCCATTGCATTATGCGTCTTGCCTGAATGTACGGGAAGAACTGCACCTCCGATTTGCTGACGGCTGCCGTGTCGTTTCGGAATGCGCTCTCAAAAAGGTTTATGACCTTTTCGGGATTTACGCATCGCACCTTGCCGTCCGTGTACCCCGTGAGGGTATGGCTCTTTTGGAAATACGAAAAGCAGTAGAGGCAGTTATACGCGCACTTGCTGTACGTGTCCATTGTCATAGGCATCGAGCAGTCGGGTATTTCCATCGTCCAGCGTGGGCTTCCGTAGTCCATCTTCAACTCTTGCTTATGTTCCATACCGCCGTCCTCACTCCATTCTGATTACGGTGGTTTTCTTGCCCTCTTTTACGGCTTTCTTGTACCCGTGTTCTTTCGCCCACTCCTGCGCGTAGAAATTGTTTTTGAAGACCAGAGAAACGATGTACGATGTGCCGGGGGCGGCTTCGTATTCGTCGTCTTCTCCCTCGCTCTCGAATGATGCAAAGTCGAAATCGTCTTCGACATCGTCATTCTTGGCAAGCATCAGCGTAATCTCCTGTGCGTCAAAGCCAGAAAGGAGGGCGACGTCCGGCTCGAACTTCGCGAGGATCGCTTCGAGCTTGGAATGCTCCCACGCGCCTTTGATTTTGTTGAGTGCGATGTTAAGCTGCTTTTCCTGCGTGTCGTCCAAATCGACGACCGATACCAGCGTCTCCGTCTTTCCCATAAATTTGAGAACGGCGAGTTTCTGGTGTCCTCCAACCACGTAGCCGGAGCGTTCGTTCCATACGATAGGCTCAACATCTCCGAAATCGGTAAGGGAGCGTTTGAGTTTTTCAAATTCCGCATCGCCGGGTTGGAGCGCGACTCTGGGGTTATAGGGTGCTTCTTTGAGTTTGCTGATTTCAATTCGACGCAGTTCCATATTCCGTTCCCTCCATTCTTACGATGATGTTCTGGCTACGGTCGAACTTTCTGTCGATGCCCTGCGACGCGAGCCAATTTTCCGCCGCTTCTTTGTCCGAGAAAGAAAGGTAGACCGTACACGGCGTATTGTCCATCGGGGAAGCTGCGCCGTCGTCGAGAGTTTCTTCTCCCTCGTAGTCTGCGTCTTCCTCGTGATAGTCTTCAGCGTCGGTGTCGTCTTCCTCGACTCCCGGCGCGTAAATGCTTCCTGCGTCCTCTGCGTTCATCTCGAAAATGCTTTCGATTTCCGCGAGGGTGAAGCCTGTCACGGAAAGTTCGTCCGCGCTGAACTCTTTGAGCAGGCTTTCGAGTTTGCTCCACTCCCAGTCGCCCTCGATGCGGTTCATAGCGATATTGAGCAGCTTTTCCTTTTCGTCGTCGAGGTCGACTATCATTACCTCTGTTTCGGTAACTCCGTTTTCGAGCAGGATTTTGAGGCGTTGGTGTCCGCTGACGAGAACATTATTGCGAATGTTCACGACCAGCGGCTTTACAAAGCCCAGAGTGTCGATGCTGTCTTTCAGCCTGTCGTACTCGAAATCTCCCTTTTGCAAATCCTGTCTGGGGTTGTATTCTGCCGGGATAATGTCTTCGAGTCGCATTACCTTTGTAGGCATATCCGTATTCATTGTCTGGTGTCCTCCGTTTACTTTTTGCTCGCGGACTTCTGTTTCATAAAGTCCACAAAGTCCGTGATGCGCACGGACGCTTTTTTGTTTCCCGACACCTCGCAATATTTGCCGTAGTCGATGTCCGAAAATCTGTAAGAGCCGTCCTCAAATGTCTGTGTGATTTTGAGGTAGGCTTTTCCCATCGGGTATTGTTTCAGGAGGTCGTACTCCTGCTGTGCAAGCCTGCGCCTGTTTGAGTCGTTTCGGATAACCGAGTTCACCGCGTCGTCGGTGAATGCGTAGGCAAGGCACGGTATCTGGAAAAGGTTTCCGCCCTTTTTGCAAATCTCCGCGACAAATCCCACGTCATCGCCCGTTTCGTCGAACGCAAGGTTTCTGCGAATACCTTTGACGAGCAGGGCTTTTGCGGAAATGAACATTACCTGTCTGGGGGTCGAGCCTTTGTTCACCACATAAGCGGTCTGCGATGCCGGGTAGTTGTTGGCAAATCTCACGCGGTGGAAATTTCCCATAATGCAGTCGTGCTTCTGAAATGCCATAAGGGAAATGGCGCACCCAAAGCGCAGTATCTTGGAGTAGTCCGTCTCCTCTTTCTTGGAAAGGTGGTCGCCCTCTGCGTCGTGCCACACAAATTTGAGGTCGGTAATGTCGTCGTCGAGGTCTATGAAATACGGCTTTTTAAGCGTCTCCGTAACATAGTCGACGATGTACTGTCTCGTGCCTGCGAGTCCGTTGACGGGCGGCAATACGACGATATTTACCGTCTTGAACGACTCGCGGTAAGCTGCCGCCTGCTCCTCGCGGACGAATACGTATGTGTTTCGCTGGATCTCCTCGTCGCAGTTCTCGATAATCTTCGAGAGCGTCGTGTTTGCTTTCCTGTCCCAGCGTTTGTAGGACGGAATGCAGATAGGAAATATCGGGTATTTGTTCGCCATCAATCTTTCGATTTGGCTTCTGTTTATGTCTTTCATTTTTCCCACTCCCTCCTGATTGGCACGGCAAGGGGCTGCCGCTTTTCGTTTACGATTTGCGCGTCCCTCTCGGTCGGGGGCGGCATTGTCAACTTTCCGTTTGCGTCCGGCAAAAGACCGGGGCGAATGGGCGACACATCGCAAATGTCGCACGGGTGGAAACAACGCTTTTTCTGCATCAGGAACTTTCTCGCGGCTTCCAGCCTCTCGTGCAAAAAGGCTTGGCGGAGCGTCTGGCATTTGAGAATGTTGCAAACGGGGTATTCACCTCGGAAATCGTTGCAACAAATGGCGATGTTTCCGTCCCAGCGGATAAGGAGGTCGCGGAAGATGATGGAACACATCTTGCTCTCCGGCTTTTCCAGCGGCTTCATTCCTGCGCCGCAATGGTTGCAGAGTTTTCGGGAGAGCGTGTTGTCTGCGAACTCGATTGGCTTATTGATGCAAATGCGCCGCGCCTTGTGGTCTTTCGGCGCGTACATCGGAACGCCTGCGCCCTGTCTTACGCACTCAATCTCCGGCGCGCTCTTTGCGATGGCTGCGCCGATGCCTCTGGTGTCGGTGTACTCGTCAATAATAAGATCGTTCAGCCCGGCGCGGAAAAGCTGCCGCACCATATCAGGCTTCTTGATAAGCACCGTCCCGTTTGTGAGAAGATGGATATTGTTTTTCGGGAGCATCGTCCTGATGTCCTGCACGATGCGCTCGATGTTCGGGTGTAGTGTCGGCTCTCCGTGTCCTGCCAACACAATGCGGCAATTCAAGTTAGCCTCCCGAACGAGTTTGCAAATGTGGTGTACTGTGAGGGGGTCTGCGAGGTGGATTTTGTGTTCAACGCCCATACTGCCGCAGAACTCGCACCGCCTGTTGCACCCCTGAACTGTCTCGATTTGGAGCGTGTTCGGCTTGTATCGCCACGTCGTCGCGTCCGTTATCGGTTTCTTTTCCGAGCCTTGCATTTCGTCCTCCTGCCTCGTAAAATGGTACAAACAAAGGCACAGGAAGACCTTTTCGGCTTCCTGTGCCACTTCTCGATGGTACAATTTTATCATAGATGGTTTGACATTTCAATGACGACTTTTTGACCCAGAACGGGTCATAACGGCGCAAACGATACCGCCAGAGCCGAAAAAACTCCACACACGGCGTTTTCTGCTCCTGCGCCTCCTCTTGCTTGTCTTCGTGAACAGCGACGCATCAGGACGCATTCTGGCGCATATCTGCGCCATTGACTAAAAGTCCGTTTTGATGCCGTCCACACCGAAGAAAAGGGGAGTGAGGATTTCCGCTGCCGCGTCAATGTCTCGGTAGACCGTTCGCGTTTCGATATGCTCTTTGTCCGCGATCTCCTGCGGAGTCGTGGTTTTGTCTGCGATGTAAAGCGCGTGGAGGACCCTGTAATGTCTCGCCGCCTCCTGCTTTTGCGATTGCTCGCAATACACTCGGTAAACTTCGAGCATAGAGTCCACGTGCGTCATAATCAGGCGTGTTCTGCGTACCGACTTGCGAATGCTCTCTATGTACTGTCTTTCGCCTCCAAAGGCGTTCATCACATCGTAAAGGCTTTCGCCCTCCGCAAGTGCCTCGCGCTCTCTGGTGGCATCGTAGACTGCCTCCGCGATATGCGATTTGAGCATACGGTAGTTCCGCAGGAGCAGCTTGGTGTTCCGCAGTCGTTTGTCGTAACGCTCTTTGCGGTTGCGCGTTATCTCCTGCAACATAGCGCGCGCCGCCGATTGTGATGCGAGTTCGCCCTGCTTCGCCATCGCTTCGTCAAGAGCGTCCGCGACAGCCTCCGCAATCATTTGCTTTATGACAGCCTGTTGCTCCTCTGTGAATAGTCCCTCTTTTCCTCCCATATCAAATCCTCCATCTGTCCGTGCGGTAATGACAGCCGCCTGCAATTCTCTCGTACTGGGGTTTGAGGAGGTCAAGCTGCTCGATGATGCCGTGCGGCGTGAGGTCGTACTCTGCACCGAGTGTTCTCTCGATTTCTGCACCGAGTCCGTCGTCGACTGTGCCGTCCGGCTGTACGCACTTCACAGAAACGGACGCAGGCTCCGCGATGCCGATGGAGTAAGCGAGCTGCACCTCGCATTCTTTGAGTTCAAAGAGTTCTACGAACTTGCAGGCAAGCGCGCGAGCAAAGTACGCCGCGCTCCTGTCTACCTTGCTGGGGTCTTTGCCGGAAAACGCGCCGCCGCCAACCGCGCAATATCCGCCGTACTGGTCGCACACGATTTTTCTTCCTGTCAGGCCGCAGTCTGCTCTCGGACCTCCAAGCGTCCACGCGCCTGCAGGGTTGATGGTGATTTCCACATCGTTCGGCACGCCGAGATTGTGGAGAAGCTGCTCCGTGTACTCGCGCACCTCTCCGATGTGGTGGCGATTTTTGTGGCATACGCTGACGAGGATTTTTTTGACGCTGCGCATATCGGGCTTTTCGTCGAGGTCTACGGTTACCTGACACTTTGCGTCGCCCTTGTAGGGGCTGCTTGCGCCTCTCTGTTCGATGTCTTCCTCGATTGCCTGAATAATCCTGTTCGCAAGGTCAAAGCCGTAGGGGAGCATACTCTCGGTTTCGTTGCAGGCGTAGCCGTACATCATTCCCTGATCGCCTGCGCCCTGCTCCTCGCCGTCTCCCACGCCCTTTGCAATTTCGGGCGACTGCGTGCTGATAAGGTTGAGAATGCTGTCGCACTCGTAACCGAGTTTCGCCGCCGTCTGTCTCGCCACGCGCTCGTAGCATACGTTCGCGGTCGTGGTGATTTCTCCGGCGATGATGATGGTCTTCTCTTTGAAAAGAGTCTCACACGCCACGCGGCTCTTGGGGTCTTCTGCGAGGCAAGCGTCCAGAATAGCGTCGCTTATCTGGTCGCATACCTTGTCGGGGTGGTACTTGCTCACCTGTTCTGTGGAAAAAAGTCTCATTGTTTTCGTCCTCCGTTTATGTAAAAAATTTTAGTTTTCGGTGCAAAAGTGAAATATTTGCGTAAAAGATTGTCAGTATAAGTTCAAAATCTACGCGCATTTGTGAACTTTTCACATTTGAAGTGAAGTTTTTCGAGTTTTTCGATAATTTCTTCGCCCGTAATGCTTCCGAGGTTGCGCGTCTTCCAAAACTCCTCCGGCGTGAGGCGGAGAATATCGTACACGGTTGCGCACCCTCTCCGCGACAAGCAGTTCCGCGCCCTTACCGAGAGACCGAGTCTGTCGATGCTCATGCTCGAAGCTGCCGCGTCATTAAGGTCGATTTTTTCGTTATGGTGTTCGATGTCTCGCGCCATCGCCGTCGCTACCGCCTCTCCTGCCTGCTTCCTTGCCGCTTCGACCTCCTGTGCGATTACTCCGCGCACTCCTAATCGGAGGTATCTTTGCCGCATCGGGTGGCAGAGATAGGAAAGAGCCTTTTGCTCAATCTGGCGGACGCGCGCTCCTGTGATGCCAAGCTGCGCCCCTGCCTGCCGCAATGTCTTCCCGTCATAAAATCGCTTTCGTATCACTTCCTGATGCTTTTCGGGCATTCCTGCCAACAGATACGCCAGCGTTTCCGCAAAGTCCGCAGGGCGTTTTTCCTGCGGCTCAATGTCCGGGCATACCTCTCGGATAAGGTTGCTGGGATAATCGCAAAATCTCATTTATGTCTCCTGCCTTTCTGCTATGTTGCGCTTTTGAGCGCATTCCTCGCGGCTTCCTGCGCTCCCTCTTGGTCGCAAGGCAGGCGCAAGTCTGCTTTGCCGAGGAAATCGAGTATGCCGTATTTGAACTTGATTTTGTATTGCTCTGCGTCTGCCGGGGTCATATACTTTCGCCCGTAGATCCGCTTCATATTCTTCCACACCCCCCAAGGGATTTTGTGGAATGTGAAAAAGCCGAACGAAACGACCACGAAACAGTCCGCTTTTCGCGCGCTGTATCGGTCGAGGACTTTCGTTTGCTCCTCCGTTACCACGCTCTGCTTTATCTCTCCCTGCTCGGTGTGCTTTGCCTCAAAGCAGATGCACCGTCCGCCGTCCTCGCACCCCTTGAAATCAGGCTGCGCCCGTTTGGTGAAGCAGGCAACGAACTTTCCGTTATCTATCGGGTAGAGTGCTTTCATCGGCTCTGGGGTTTTGTCTATCTCCGCGATGCCGTTGTCGCGGTAGAAATCGCAAGCCGCGATTATGAGTTTCTCGAATTGCTCTCCGGCTTCTTTGTTGTGAAGCCCGATTATCTGGTTTCGAGGGCTTTTTCCTGTCTGGTATCTCACGGTGTCCTCGCTTTCTTGCCGCTTCTCTGGAATTGGCACGCCAGCGTCATTCCGTGTCTGTCGCGGTATATCACGATGGTCGCGTCAGTCACCGTGTCCTCCCGTCGAGCGACCTCGACGAGCCTTTTCTCCTGCCGCTTCACCCACTCCGGGGACACCTTTACCGCCTCTGCGAAAAGCGTCTCGAAGCGTTCTTCTTTTCCGATTTTTACCTTTTTCCGAAAAATGCGTCTGAATAACTTTTTGAACATTGTCTTTCCGTTCGACGGGGCAGATGTCGTGACTCCACCCGTATCCCTCCGGCAGTATTCCGCCGCATCCTACGCATCTATCTGCATCTGCCACCGTTTGCTCCTCCTATCGTTAATTTTCGCGCCAATACTCTACGAAATAGATGTACGCGCCGTTGGGTTTGTCTTTGGGCTTCTCTCTACCTACCCTCACCGAGTACCCGGCTCTGGCAAGGAGTTTTAAAAGGTCGAGGCGTTCTTCCTGATTAAGCTGCCCTCCGTCTACGTTATAAACGCGCTGGCGGCTGTTTTCTTCCGGCATCGTCTTCTCCTTTCATCTCGCGGTTGCAATTCGGGCAACGCGCGCTCCGTTCTCTCTGTGCGCGTCCGCATTTGAGACAGTATGCGCTACCGTCCGCGCACGCTATCCATCTGCTTTCGCGATCTTCTTTTGCGCCTTTGGTGTTCTCGTAAAGCCCACTAATTCCCGTTGACATTTTGGTTTCCCTCCGTGTATTTCTTTTTGAGTTCGTTAAGGTCATATATCATATCTCCTGCCGAATAATCAGCATCATTAAGATAGCGATATGCGATTTCATCAACATTGTCAAAAATTGCCCACGTAACATCGGCTTTTGCTTTTTCGATAACATCATTCCAAGAATCGCCGCTTGGTCTGCGTTGAAATCGGTGTTGCATAAGGATATATTCATTGTCCTTTTTTAACCTATCAACTTCCGCTTCAAGTTCAATAATTCTTTGTGCATTGCGCATTTGGAGTCCTTCGAGAGCCTGCGGAGATGGGTTGATGTCCTCGTACAGCCGCAATTTCTCTCGAAGTTCTGCCGCCTGCACGGCGATGGCGTAAAGCACAGCAACCTCGCAATCGCATTCCATACAATCGCCCTCGATAATATCGTTCGCAGTTCGCTTGCACCCTTTGCTTGTGGCGATTTGCGCAATGTATTCGCAGAGGTCTATATCCTGCTCTCCGTTTCCATAACGAATATACACGCGATTATCTTTTCCTGCGTAGGAGTAGTTAAGCATTGTTTGAGTGTTGTTGTTCGGCTTATCGGTTACAAATCTGCCGTCAGGCAGTATGTCGTCTTGTCTCATTTATTGTTTTCCTCCTGTGCTTCAAAATTCTTTCCGCCACAATGATAAAATGCGTCGTCCGGCTGCCAGTCTTCTATCACGATGTCGTTGGTGAGGTCGCACATATATCCGCCCTCTCCCAAATACACGCAATGCTCGCAGGCGTAGCAGTCTTTTCTTTCGGGTGGCATCTTCATTTCTTTGCCTCCTTTTTCAAAGGGCAAGTTTCACACTTTCGCCCTGTGCAGAAATGAGGCAGTTTGAAAAGCCAGCCGCAAGGGTGTTTATTCATTCTGTGTTCCTCCTCGCGGCGTTCCGTGACAGCAGAAATCTCCGACGTCGAACTCGAAATCGTGTCTCTCGCACCAACCACCCTTTTCGGGGTGGTAATAGGTGCAGTTCTCACATCTCGTGACCTTGAGTACATCTTCGGCTGGCATTGACGCGATTTGACATTTTGCGGTTACCAGCCCACTCGCCTCGTGTCCTCCGCCGATTTCTGTGGAGCGCACTATGGCTGCGTCGAGTCTGTCAAGCGCGTCCTGTTTTTTGATGTATTCATCCATCATTCCTGCGCCTCCTTTTGGTGAACGTCTACAAAGAACTGTTTGTGAGGGTATTGCTTCGTGAACTCTCCGCCGCGCCCGTAGTGCTTGTTATATTCGTCGACCATACGGTAAGCGCAGTCGTGATCGTCGGTCTCCATAATGGTCTTGACGGTGTTTCCTGTGCTTTTGGCGCGAATATCTACGCAGTACACGACGGTCGTCTTTCCTCCGCCTGCGGCAAGTCTCTGGGCGAGGCGCGTGGTTTTGAAATCCACCTGACGCTGTACCTCTCCGTCGCAGTCGAACATCAGCATAAGCTGCCAGAGCATAATGGCGACATCGGCAATTTCCTCGACGATGTTGCTGACCGCCTCCGCGTGCTTTCCTTGAATAAGCTGCGTCCGGCGTTCCTTGCAAAGAGCCTTTGTCAGTTCGCTCATTTCCTCGATTGCCATATCGACCTGCGCCGACTGTCCGTATTTTGCGACGGCGGCTTTGAGAATGTCCGGGCGAACGGACGGAAGCTGCTCAAATCTGTTCTCGTACAGTTGCAGGGCTTCGAGCGTCTGCGCTCTGTCGATTGTGATGTGATGGTAGTCCACGCCGCCGATTGTGCGGACTGTCTTCTGTATCAGGTCGTCCTGCTTCTCGACGATTTCCGCGCAAATCTTTGCGGCTATTTCTCGAATGGTGCAATCGAAATCACTCATTTCTTTTCCTCCATACAGGCTCTCAAAGAGTCCTTGATGTAGTAGTCAAGACCGAGGCTCTTGCAAAGTTCCTCCGCGTCTTTTCCAAAGCGCGCCCAGTCAATGTAGGACGGGTGGTAGTTGAGTTTGCCGATTTTGACGCGGTCAACATACGACGCGACTCTCTTTATCAATTCGAGGACCCTGTCTGCGTTTACGACGGGCTCGAAAGACACCCACGTTTTGATGCCTTTTTCGTGCGCTACGCGGATCGCGTCAATTCGTGAGTCTTCCCAAGAAATATGCACGTTCTTCCAGTCCTCCTGCCCGTCGAGCGTTACGCCGAACCAGTCCTCTCCGTCGAGTAGGTCGAAAATGTTTCGCGAGTCCTCTCCGTTCTTTGTGAGTATCTGGACGTGGTTTCCCGACTGCTTCAGCGCGAACACGATGTCTCGCGTCGGTGCGTGATTGTCGTATTCCAACGGGAATGGGTCACACGTGAAACATAGGTGTATGGTCTTTCCCGTGATGCCCTCGCGCTTCAACTGTTCGCGTACTGCTTCCACAATTCCGTCGCGCGGCTTCACCTCCGAGTGGAACTTCTCGCGCTCCCGGTGCAGTACGTTCGGCGCAAAGCAGTAGAAACACCGATGCGGACAGCCTGTGTAAATGTTGATGGCGAGGTCGCCGTATTCTTTCGCTTTGCCTTTCGGCTCGTATATAGGTTTCATTCCTTGCCTCCTGTGTGGTTTTTTCGCAAAGGACACCATTTCGGGGACGTGCGCCCCTCGTTTACATTGATGCGCCTTGCGACGATGGTGCAGGAGAATATGACTCTGCCGACTCCTGCTTCGTGCCTCTTGCAATGCCTGCAAGTCTGGCAATGCGGAACTTTAATGGGACGCGCATTCGGGTTCAGTTTGCGGTTTTCGTAGTCTGCCGTGATGATGTTGTGCTGCGCCTCCATCGCGTCGAGTTCCGCCTTGTATGTGTCCCTCTCCGCTGTTACGGTTTTGAGTTGTTCTTCCTGCCGCGCCTTTTCTTCGAGAAGATCGCGGAAGAAATGTTCGAGTATCCATTGCTTGATGCTCATATCGTCGCTCCTGTTTTTTATTCACCCCCATTGTTCTGCCATAGCCTTTGCCAAGCCGGGGAATGTGCGGCTTCGCATTTTCGTTCGTTCTTCTTTGGGTAATCCCATTGTGCTGACGTGCCACGCCGAGTCCGTTCCTTTGCCGTTCTTGTAAACGATGATATTCGGCTCGACGATGTTCGTCGGTCGAAGCTGCGGCAAGTTTTTGAGCCATAGGCAAGTGCTTTTTCGCTCCGGGTCGCCGTGTTCGTAAGGTTGCGTTATCTGGTCTGGCGGTCTGTACGCGGTCGACATAATTCCGATGGGGTTTTCGATGGCGATGCGGTCGCAGTCTGCCATCACAAAGCGGTAAAAGAATGCGATTGCTTTGTTTCGCTCCCTCATTCTTTCCCAAGCCGCTTTCCCGTATTTTCCCGTGTCAAACCATCTGTTTCCCGTTGATGTAAGGAATGTGCAGGGAGGGTGCGCGATTATTAAGTCCCATTTGGTTTCCAGCAAATGCCGTGCGCCGTCCTGCGTCTTAAATTCGCACCTCCCGTCGAGCAAGGGGAGAACATCGCTTTTTATGTGCCAACAGGGCTGCCCCCCCCCGCACTTTCGATGTCGCAACTGTACGCCGTGTGTCCTTTGGCGCGGAATGCCGTGCAAACGCGCTGGCTTTCCTCACACGCGATAAGTACGTTCATTTTTCATCCTCCTGTGCTGTGG